AAATATAAAAACTATAATTAGACAAATCGTTAGAGAAGAAGTTGCGATGGCTATTAAGGAAGTAATAACTGAATTAAATAAACCAACTCAATCTCAATCAAAACCACAAAAGAAAATTGTTGAGAAAAAACAATTTACAGAAAATTCAGTTTTGAATGATGTATTGAATGAAACAGCTCAAGATGATGGTTGGAGAACTATGGGTGGTAGTCAACTAACTTCAGATAAAATGCATGAATTAGTTGGTGGGCAATATGGTGATATGATGAATAATAATCCTAACTCACCAATCAGTGTAGAGGGGCAAACACCAGACTTTCTAAAAAAAGATTATAGAGCAGTATTAGAAAAGTCAATAGAAAAATCTAAAAACAAACTTGGAAGATAATAATGGGATTAAAACAAGATTTAATTGATGCTAAAGTAAAAGCTATACAAGATTCATATGATGAGGAGAGTGTTGAAGTAGATATAAGTGCAGGTTCTTATATTGAAAGAGAAGCTCACCATACATCTCGTGCTATTATCAAAGCTCTTAGAGAGGCTAACTTTACAATCACTCAATTAAAAGCTCCTGTGGTTGTTGAAGAACTTAAAGTTCCTGAACAACCAGTAAATATAGAATTAGAAACCTTATTGGGTGAGTATCAACCTGTTTTAAAATTACTTAAACAATTAGGAAATCCAGTTGGACTTGGACCAGCAATAGATAGGTTAGAGAGTGAGATAGAAAAAGCTGTAATACCTTTATTGGAGGGTGGAGCTAAAATGGCTGGAATTGATATAAATAAAACAGATGGTGGTGCATTACAATCAACTGGTTATGTTTTCATAGGTGAAGATCCAGATACACAAAATCAATTTGATGTTAATAATGAAGAAGGACAAAGAGAATTTACAACAGTTAAATTATTAGATGATGATGCTAGGGACTTATTATAATGGCTATTAAAGATATATCACGAAAACCTTATGTTCAAGATAATGATACTAATGTCAAAGTTGGTATTGATTTACCCATTCGTAGAGGTGATGGGTTGGATGGATTTTTTGCAACCACCTCAACAACAATTGAAGCTGTAAAAAACAATATAAGAAATCTATTACAAACAGAAGAGGGTGAAAGATTCCTTCAGCCGAATTTAGGTTTAAACTTAAAAACAATATTATTTGAACAGATTACAAATGACAATTTATTTAGTATTCAAAATGCTATATTAGATAAGATGGAATTTTGGTTACCTTTTGTTGAGGTAAGAGACATACAAGTTTTAAGTAAAAATGAAGACACTACTATTGGAACAAATGAAATTAGAGTAAAAATATTATTTAACATTAAACAAGACCCGAACACTTTAGATTCAATCACATTAGATTTTAGTGCTGATGTATCAGAACCAGAATCTTCTATAACAAGTGGTGGTGGATATTAATTGGAGATAAAAAATGCCAACATATGGTAATGAAAATTTTAAAGAGTCAAATGTAAATTATTTAAATAAAGATTTTACAGCATTAAAAACATCTTTGATGAATTATGCTAAATCTTATTTTCCTGATACCTATCGAGATTTTAATGAAACCTCACCTGGAATGATGTTATTAGAAATGAATGCTTATGTTGGTGATGTGTTATCGTTTTATGTCGACCAACAATATCGTGAGATGTTATTACCCTTAGCTGAGGAAAGAAGAAACATAATCACTATGGCTAAGATGTTTGGATATAAAGTAAAACCAATAGTACCAGCTTATGTTGATTTAACATTTACTTCAAATGTAAATGCTTCAAGTGGTGATGTATCTAAAGTAGATTATTCTAACGCTGGCACATTTGATGCTGGTATTGAGATAGTAGCTTCATCAAATGAAGATATTATTTTCACCACATTAGAACCAATTGATTTTAGAATTACTGGTTCAAATGATACGGAAACAATTGGTAGTACAGATAGTAGTGGTTTAGCCTCAACTTATACATTATCAAGAACTGTAAAAGCTGTAAGTGCAACTGAAAAAACAATTACATTTCAAGTTGGAGTACCTGAAAAATTTAAAAAACTTACTATACCAGATACCAATGTCGTTGATATTATTTCTTGTGTGGACTCAAATAATAATAAATGGTATGAGGTTGATTACTTAGCACAAGATAAAGTTCCAATTTCTACTCATTACACAGAAGATGTTAATAGAGAAACAGCCTATATGGATTTTTCAAATAACCAATCAACTGAACCAGTCCCTTATTCATTAACTTATATCACAACAGGAAAAAGATTTACAAGAGAAACTAATTTAGATAATACAACCTCATTAATATTTGGTAATGGTGTTTTAAAAAATGGACAAGTTGTTAATGAAGGTTTTATAGATATGGAACAAGTTGGAATTGTAATTCCAGGACAAACTAATGATTTAAATCAATCCATTAGTCCTGAGTTGGGTGATGAATATTCAACACTTGGTGAAACACCAAATAACATAACTTTAACAATAACTTATAGAGTTGGTGGTGGCGTTGAATCAAATGTAATTAGTGGAGATATAAATACAGACCCAAGTAGTATAATTCCTTCAAGTGGAGATTTAACTGCTAGATTGGCTAGTGTGACAAATAACTCACCAGCTCGTGGTGGTAAAGATGAAGAAGATACATTAGAGATAAAAGAAAAAGCAAGAGCTTTCTTCTCAACACAAAATAGATGTGTGACTAAAGAAGATTATGAAGCTAGAGTAATGAATGTACCAGCTAAATATGGAAATATTGCAAAAGTTTATGTTGCTAGAAGTGATGTTTATTCTGATTTAAATTATAATGTAACACTACCTCTTACTGAGTATATTACATCTGATCATAGAAATAATATTCTAAATTTAATAAATCAAGCAGGTGAAGGAAATACGGAAATGCAATTACAAATTGTTTTAGGTCAGTTGGTGGATGTAGTAAATTCAGTAATAACTCCAACTCTGACTGATAATATATCATCAATAAACATATATGTGTTAGGGTATAATAATAGAAAACAATTAATTGGAAATCCACATATAAATACAACTTTAACAGATGATAACTTACCAAATCTTTTAATGTCAAATATAAAAAATTATTTAGATAACTTTAAATTAATGACAGATTTTGTAACAATTAATGATGGGTATATTGTAAACTTTGGTGTGTTCTTTGATGTAATAGCTGAAAAATATGCTGATAAACAAAAGGTAAAATTAGATTGTATTCAGAAAATAAAAGATTATTTTAAAATTGAAAAAATGCAATTCAATCAACCAATTTATAAAAGTCAATTGGAATTTGAATTAATGGGTGTCGAAGGTGTTCGTTCTATTGGGCATGTAACCATCACTCAAGATTATGATTATTTTTATCCAGAGGAATCTGGAGAGGGTCAAGAATTTGGTGATGGTGCTAGAACTTATAGATATTCATATAGTACATCAGGAACAGGAGCTGATATAAATGGTGATGGTATAATTGATGGTGGTTTTATAGACCAAGCTGCAGGTGAAGGCACTATTGGTTATGGGTATAAATACAATTTTAAAAATGCACTATCGGATGATGGTACAATTATAGTTCCACCTAATACAGCAACACCAACGGTTTTTGAATTAAAAAATCCAAATCAAAACATACAAGGGAGAGTTAGATAATGCATCATTTTATTTTTCCAAATCAAGACACATGGATTTCAAGTGGTTCATCAACAATAACAGGTGAGTCTTTTAAAGACCAAAACTTTGGAAGAGACCAAATACTTGAAGTCAAAAAAGAATTTTTTAACAATTCATTCGACCACCAAACAAGAGCGTTGGTTCAATTTAGTGGTGATGAGTTTACCGAATTATCTAAGTCGGTAGCTGATGGTACAATAACATCTGATGCTAAATATTATTTAAGGTTGTATGAAGCTGAGGGTAATGCTGAGATGACTGAAGAGTACACTCTAGCTGTTCAACCAATATCTGAATCTTGGACTGAGGGAACGGGTAAGTTTGGTGACAATCCAAAAAATACTAATGGTTGTAGTTTTGAGAATCGTAGTAATCCAATTGGTGGAAATGCTGTGACTTGGAGTAATGCTGGTGTCACTATAACAACTATTGGTAGTTCATCAGTTCAATCTTTTTCAAATCAATCTCCTGATGTTAATGTTGAGGTAACCGATATGGTGAATATGTGGTTAAATAGTTCTATTGAAAATTATGGAATGTTAATTAATTTTAGTGGTAGTCAAGAAACAGATGAAACTACATTTGGTCATTTAAAATTCTTTTCAAGAAACACACATACGATTTACTCACCACAATTAGAAGTTCGTTGGGACGACCATTTACCTTGTACTGGTTCAAACACAGGCTCATTAACTGAATTGACATCAAGTGGATTAGCTGATAACTTTTTATTTATGAAAGGTTTAAGAGAAAGTTATAAGGTTGGTGAAAGAGTTAAGTTTAGAGTTGGTGCTAGAAAAAGATATATTCAAAAGACTTTCAACACATCAGTTCAAACCGTAACTGGTTCATTCATACCTGAGGGTAGTGGTTCATATGCAATTAAAGATGTAGTTACAGATGAATTTATTGTTCCATTTGAAGATAATCAAGATACAAGTTATACACAATTAAGTTGTGATAGTAATTCAAATTACTTTATTCAATACTTAGATGGATTTTATCCTGATAGAGTTTATAAAATATTATTAAAATTAAAATTAGATGATGGACAAGAACAAGTGTTTGATGATGATTTTGAATTTATAGTTAAAAGGAAATAGTTATGGCATATGAACAAAGTGACAATAATGAATTTCAACCGATACCACTAGGTCAGGGAGACTTAGAGGGATTATTAGATGCTATAGCTGATGCATTAATACAAAGTCCATTAATAGACACTACCACAGTTGAAAATAATCAAAAATTTATTCGTAGTGGATTGATTCAAACTGGACAAGAGGGTGGTGGTACTTTAGCACTTTATCAAAAAGATGTTGAGGCTAATGTAGAGGATGACTTACAATCAATCGCTGACCGAATATATGATGACGAACTGGTTACAATAGTTGTTGAACAAGGTGGTGATTTCGGTGTAACGATAAGTATTAATGGTGGTGGATTTCCAAATGGTGGACAAGATATTACTAATTTAGTTATAGGTGATGGTAATCCACTGAATGTTAGTCAATTCATACCATTAGAAAAACAAAAGTCTAATGTAAATGTGGAACAGGCAGAAGAATTTCTCGATACAAATATATTTGAACTACTTCCAACAAGTGATACAAGACAAGCTAGAATTATTAGATTTTTTCAAGAACTAAATGCATTAATTCCACCATCACCACCATCTTTTTCAGACCCTATCCAAAGAGATAATATATATCGTGATTGGGTTGGTGGTGAACAATATTCAAGAGAAAATAGTATTTCATATTCACAAGAAAATCCAGATGGTATAGAAGAGGAAGAAGCATTTCTTCATAGGTTAAAATCAGATAGTATAAATAATCCTGACAGTTTAGCTAAACCAAATGAAACAAATTCAGTAAGGACAATTGAAGATATTTATAATATTATTAAACCATATTTAGGTGATATATTAGAAGACCCAACTACATTAGAGGATAGTAGACCAGAATATCAAAATCAATCAAGTGGATATTTACAATTTAGAAATTTAAATCAAGGTATTATTATCCGTAATACGAATCAAGAATTTGTTGAAGGATTAGATCCAAATAACCCAACATGGTTGGATAATGGTTTTACAATTACTATGTGGGTTAGATTTTTAGATAAATCCTCTCAAGGGACTTTATTCAACTATGGAAATCCTATGAGAAGTAAACCTTACAGAGGCAACAGAGCAGAGGGGGGATTTGGATTCAAATTAGAAACATATGTTATAAACAGAGATGATAGAACTCTTTATCCTGAGGGTAATAATCAACAAACAAATGACGCCCGATATACTTTTGGCTCTTATAGTGATACGCGAACAGGTGGTAATTACATTTCCCCAACTTCAGGTAAGGCTATTTTCGAAAACACAGATTCTGCTAGGTTTGTTAGATTGGTGGTTAATGGTAAGGATCCAGATGATGGTATGGGATGGTTACATAGTTCAGAAGTTGGTGTGAGTGGGATGCCTAAATATACATGGAATATGCCTGACTTACCAGGATCACCTCAGTACCAAGAAAGTTTAGAAAGATTTGGTGTAAATGGTAATTATGGTATAATAAGAGCAATTAACGCAACACACATACCCGAAGATTTTAATGAGTGGTATTTTATATGTGCTAGTTTTAATCCAAGTGTAATTGAACCTGATAGATATAATACATTTGGTGATTCCAACTCAGGTCAGAATCAATTATATTATGGTGGAAATGGTATACCATTCCACGACTCAACTGCTTATTGGATGAATCATGTTAACCCATTAGATCCTAATAACAATCAGGGGACAGGCAACTATCAATTTACAGATTTTGCACCATATGGAAATCAGTGTAAAGTAGAAATTATTTCAAGAACAAAATTATTAGAAGCTCGTGGATTTAAGGTAGACTAAAATGTCATGGGACTTAGAAAATACTTCAAATAAATTTGGCGTTGATGGTGTCACATTAAATCAAACGCTATTAAATTCAGAAGATGCTTTTAGTGGTATTAATCTCAGTGGTAGTATAGATGAGTTTAATAACACACAAGACAGTTTAAACAATTTAGATAGTGATAAAAGAATAGCACTTGGATTATTTTTTTTTGATGAAGATAATATAGCTAGTGAGGGTTTTCCAGAAAGTTTTGGTGATTCAAAATTTAATCAAATAGAACGAATTAATTTAGTTCCAAATGGTGATTGTAGAACTTTTGAATATGAATACAAAAATGGTACTACAAGATTAGGTGTGTTAAAACCAAACAATTGGCAATATATAAATTGCTCTGGTATTTTTACAAGAGTTGATGAAATGGATGATGGTGAGTTACAAGTTTATGATATTAAACCATTAGATGAAGTTGGTAATCAAGATGATTATCCAATATATGATTACGAAAACAGAGAACAATATAGAACAGCATATGTTCAAAACTTGGACTTAGGTGGTCAATTTAATTCAAATTATAGTCCTAATGGAATTATTCCTTATGGTGGTTTTTATCCTTACACACCAATAAATACTGGAAACTATTCTAAAGCTGAAAATCAAAATGATTATTATTTTGATGAATTAGCACAATATTTTAAAGACCTGGATGATAATGATGCATTAGAAGATGCATATATTGAAGGAACTTTAAATGATAGTAAAACTACTAATGATAGACCAATCATAGCAGCTTGGATTAGAACAAGCGATGCATACTCTAATTCAAAATGTTTAGTATTTCATAATAGAAATGAATTTAATTCAACAACAGCAGCTGCTCTTAGAAGTGGAGCTGGTAATTTAATTGAGGTGGGGGGGAATGATAATTTTGTACCTGCGTATGCAAAAATTCCTTTTTTAGAAGCTTTTCCACAATTGAATGTTGGAGGTACTTCACAAGATATAGTAGCTAACCAATATAGAACTTTAAATCAAATGATAAAAATAGATGGTGATGAGTTTGTACCTTATTCTAGCATAAAAATAAAATTTAAAATGAAAACTCAACATGCTGATGGTGATGAATATCCTGCTGTAGAGGTTGGACTTCATACATACAATCCATTTTATAATAACACCAGTAGGATAGGCCGCCCGATAAGTAAAGCTTCTGGTTCTAGTTATACTCATAATGGTACATCTTATGGTGGTGATGGTCTTACTAGTGATCATTCTTTGTCACCATTCAAAGATGGCTACGAAGTAAACCGATTGACATTTAGAGAATATAATGATTATTATTTTAGAAGCGATGCAGGATTTAATTCACACACATATTCAGGATATGAATCATTAAGTAGTCAAAGAAGATCTAGTTTCGCTGGAATAAATAGATTTCAAAATACAACATTGAATGAATGGGAAACATTTGAATTTAATATCAGTTTAACAAATTGGCATCTTCAAAATAATGGTGATGTTCGTGACCAAGTATTGATGGTTCAAGCTGGAAATGATTTTAGAGGTAGAGTATTGTTAGACAATTTTGAAGTTTATCATTCAGAAGACTTCACACCTGATGTTGATGTTAGAAAAAAAATAGCATCAGGTATTTATGGTAAAGCTGATTTAACACAATATTATGACAAAGAATTACAACCAGATGAATATAAAGATTCACAAGCACCTTTGGAAGCTCAATTTTATTTTTATCCAACTTATAAAACAGAAAAAATATTTGATGTAAAAAGAACACCTGTATATCAAGATTTTAAAAAAGGTTTATTTTGTCTTTATAATGTAAATTGGGGTGATGGAACTCCTAACGATTTTACATCAGAACCTTTTATAATAGATGAAGAGACAGCAGTTTATCACACATATGAAACAAGTGGAGTTTTTGAAATTACTGGCACTATGATGAGATTAAAATCCGATAATGAAGGTAAACCTATAGGGTTAATACATAATAAAAAATTTAAATTAAGAATAAATGTAAATGAAGGTGATGACGAAGAATTTAGTTTTTTTGGTGGAGATGGTTTTTCCTTTATTCCATATAAAGAAACCATTCCAATTATTGGGGGATATTCAAATCAAAGCATTTATTATAAAAATTTAAAAAGATTTTTAGGTTTTTTAGATGATGGTTCTCAAACAGCTGTTCAATTTTCAAATCCAGGTTCAAAAATAAAAACAGAAAAAGCTATTTTAAAAATGGACGAAAGTTTTGAATCCTTAGTCCCAACCACAGAACCTTACTTTAAACAATATGTACAAAGAACTGTTAATGTATTAGATAGTGATGTATATCCCATTCAACATTTTTTAACGACGGGTGGAGAAGGACAAATGTTTGCTCAATTTGATATTTTAATGCCAGAAATTCAAAACTACACTGTAGAATTTAATTTAGCTGACCGTGACTTAAATCG